TCGCAAAACTTGGTTGGCATAGCATCGTTCCCTATTGTTCAGATCTGATGCATTCATTATATGGGGCTAATGTTCTCATGTCAAGGGGCTTGGAGACGGCATGATATTCTTTGACCGATACCCGACCTTGCGGCAAGTCATCGTCAACACGCGAACGGATCGCGCGTTCCGGGGCGTATTGTGGCGCAAGATGCGAGGCTACCTGGTGCTGCGCAACGCTGAGATGCTCAAGACGAAAGGCGAGGTCGTGCCGATGGATGGTGAGATCGTCATCGAATTGGGCAACGTGGATTTTATACAGGTGATCTAATGGCAGTCATCCAAAGTGTTGGTGCGCTCGCGGACCTGAACACGGGTTGGTGGCCGATGGTGAGTTATGGCTCATTGCAGATGTACGACCAGTACACCTACGACTATGCCACAATCTACCGCACGCAGCCGAACGTGCGCACGTGCGTCGAGTTCCTGGCCAGGAACATTGCGCAGTTGGGCCTCCACGTTTTTAGGCGAGTGAGCGACACAGACCGCGTGCGGCTGACTGACCATCCCCTGGCGAAGGTGATCGAGCGCCCGCTGCCGTCAGAGTACAAGGTCACGCGCTATCGCCTCATCGAGTCTTTGATGGGCGACCTGGGCGTGTATTTCAACGCTTACTGGCTCAAGGTGCGGGCGGACAATGCGCCGCTGGGTTTGCTTCGCATTCCGCCTCCGCTGGTCACGGTGAAAGGCTATCTTGTGCCGACCGGCTACGAGCTGAACCTGGGTGGCGCGCCGAAGCAGATCGCCTCGTCGGAGATCGTACACCTGCGAGGCTATAACGCGGAGGACCCAATCAACGGGCTTTCGCCGCTAGAGACGCTGAGGCGTGTGTTGGCTGAGGAGCACGCGGCGGGCGATTATCGGGAGCATTTCTGGCAGAACGCGGCCAGGCAGGCGGGCATTATCGAGCGTCCAGCCGCTGCACCCGAATGGAGCGACCTTGCGAGGGCGCGATTCAAGCAAGAGTTCGAGGCGCTGTATGCCGGCGGGGACAATAGCGGCAAGACGGCGATTCTGGAAGAGGGGATGACGTGGCGCGCGGGCACATTCAATGCCCAAGAGTCAGAATACCTGGCGGGCAGGAAACTGACGCGGGAAGAGTGTGCCCGCGCGTACCACATCCCGCTGCCGATGGTGGGCATCCTCGACAACGCGACGTTTTCAAACATCACGGAGCAGCACAAGAACTTGTATCAGGATTCGCTGGGGCCGTGGCTGGCGATGATCGAGCAGGACATCATACTGCAACTGTTGCCGGAATTCGGCGATACGGATGGCGTGTACGTCGAGTTCAACATCGCCGAGAAGATGCAAGGCGCATTTGAGGACCAGGTGAAGGCATTGCAGTCGGCGGTTGGGCGTCCGTGGATGACGGCGGACGAGGCGCGCGCCAAGATGAATTTGCCCAGCATGGGCGGAGACGCTGAGCAACTCGTCACGCCGCTGAATGTGCTGGTGGGCGGGCAGGCGTCACCACGGGACAGTGCGTCGAAGGCGCCAGGTACAGCGGGAATAAAGGAGATTAGGAGAAAAGGAGATGGGGAGATTGACCCGACTCAGTCGGCTCTGCGCGACAAGTACCGCGAGCGGTGGGCGCGGCTGATGGTGAGGACGTTCGAGCGCCAGCGCGCGGCTGTTTTGACGGCGGCGGGCAAATCCAAGGCGCTGCCCGACATTGCGGTGTTGTGGGATGCGGCCCGATGGAACAGCGAGTTGACCACAGACTTTTTCAAGCTCAGCTCCGCCACGTCGAGGGCATTTGCAGATTACGTGGCCGAGCAGCTCGGCACAGAGTTCGACGAGGGCGAGACGCTGGCCTATTTGCAGGAGAACAGCCGCATTGCGGCGGAGAATGTCAACGCGGCGACGCGGGGAGAGATCGAGAATGCACTGGGCGCCGAGGATGTCGGCGACGCGCTTAGGAACCTATTCGAGTTGGCGATTGGCATGCGCGCTATGCAGATTGCCACCAGCCGCACGACGGAAACAGCTAACTTTGGGGCGCACAGCGCGGCCAGGCAGGGCGGTCTCAAAACCAAGACGTGGAACGTCAACTCTACCAACCCGCGCCCCAGCCATGCTCGGCTGGGCGGGGTTACGGTTGGGATCAAGGAACTTTTCCCCAACGGTCTGATGTGGCCGGGCGATCCACGTGGCAGCGCTGACGAAAATGCTGGCTGCCAATGTTCCGTATCATTCGGGAGGTAACGAGTAACGATGAAAACCAAGACATTCAAAGCGGTGATGGAAGTCAAAGCCGATGGGGAGCCGGGCGAGTTCCGGGCTGTGTTCTCAACATTCAACGTGATCGACCACGACGGCGACGTGACGCTGCCCGGCGCGTTCAAGGACAACGCGGCCGTGCGCATTTCGTATTGGGGCCATCGCTGGCAGGACCTGCCAGTGGGCCGGGGCGCGATCCACCAGGACGACAAAAAGGCGTGGGTAGACGGCAAGTTTTTCCTGGACACGCAGGCGGGCAAGGACACTTACCTGACTGTCAAGGGCTTGGGCGATTTGCAGGAGTGGTCATACGGGTATGACATCCTCGCCAGCGAGTTGGGCAAGCAGGACGGCCAGGACGTGCGCTTTTTGAAAGAGTTGGACGTGGCGGAAGTTTCGCCCGTGATGCTGGGGGCCGGCATTGACACGCGCACGGAGAGCATCAAGGGCGTGAAGGCCGCTCTTCCAGCGCACTCGACGCCAACGACGGACGCGGCCTGGGACGGCCCGGCCAACGCGGCCCGAGCCGAGAGCGGGCGCGACGAGGCGTACTATAAGCGCGTCTATGCCTGGCGGGAACCGGACGGCGACCCGACGGTGAAATCGTCCTACAAGTTCGTCCATCACCAGGTTGGCGCGGACGGCACTCCTGGCGCAGCCAATGTCCGGGGCTGCCAGACGGGGATTGGGGTATTGAACGGCGGGCGGGGCGGGACGACGATCCCGGACGCCGACCGTAAGGGAGTGTGGAATCACCTGGCGAAACATCTCCGCGATGCGGAGATTGAGCCGCCAGAGTTGAAAGCATTCAATGCGGGGGACGACGAAGGCCAGACCGGAGACGGTGAGCCGAGCAATCCGACGCCGCAGGTCGCAGCAGCGGAAATAGAGATTCAGATACTAGAGGAGGATTGACGTGAACAAGAAGGACCTGATGCGGAAGGCATTGCTCGATGCGCAAGCCATCTGCAAGAAATGTGAAGACGAAAAGCGCGACTTTACCCCGGAGGAACGGGCGAAGGTGTCCGAGCTTTTGGCCGAGGCCAAGAAGCTCAAGGACGAGATCAAGGCCGAGGAAGGCGATGCCGCGCTCAAGCAGGCGGTCCTGGACCTGGGAGCCGGGATCGAGTTGAGCGATACACCACGCGCTCCAGCGGCCAGCGTTCCGGCTGGAAAGGGCAAGAGCATCGGCGAGCAGTTCATCGAATCGCCGATGTTCAAGGCGTGGATGAAGCATATCGCGCCGAGCGGGGCAGTCCCGGAGAGCCTGAAGGGCCTCAGCTCGCCGCCGGTCGAGTTCAAGCACCTGATCACAGGCACCGATGTGACGAGCGCTGGGGCGTTCGTGCAGACGGACTATACCGGCATCTATGAGCCGCTGGGGCGCTATCCGCTCAACGTGCTGGGGCTGGTGGCACGCCGGACGACCACGAGCGACCTGGTGGAATTCGTGCGCCAGACCACGCAGGTGCAGGAAGCCGCGCCGACTCCGGAGGCAAACGTCAAGTATGTGACCGGCGCGACGGGCGAGGTATCCGGCACCAAGCCCCAGGGCCAGATGGCGTTTGAGAAGGTGCACGCCACGGTCAAGACCATCGCGGTGTACGTTGGCGCGACCAAGCGGGCACTCTCGGACGCGGCGCAGATACGGGGCATCATTGACCAGGAGCTGCGCGACGATCTGCTCGAGGAACTCGAGCAGCAAATCCTCACTGGGAACGGCGTGGGCGAGAACTTTACCGGCGTGCTCAACACGGCGGGCGTGCTGACGCAGGCGTTCAACACCAACATCCTGACCACGTGCCGGCAGGCTGTCACTACGCTGCAAGTTACCGGGCGCGCCCGGCCCAACGCTTGGGTGTTCAACCCGACCGATTGGGAAACGGTTGAGTTGCTCCAGGACGGCGCCAATCGCTACTATGGCAATGGGCCGTTCGCTCAGGGGCCAAACCAGTTGTGGGGCTTCCCAGTCGTGTCCAGTCAGAGCAAGCCGGCGGGAACGGCGATCCTGGCCGACTGGCGCAAGGCGGTGCTGTGGGACCGCGAGGCGGCCTCGATCAGTGTGACGGATAGCCACGACGACTGGTTCATCCGCAACCTGGTGGCGATCCTGGCCGAGATGCGGGCCGCGTTCGGGCTGATCCGGCCGAGTGCGTTCTGCGAGGTCGAACTGGCGTAATCGTGATAGGGCAACCACAAGGGTTGCCCCTACAGGAGAAAATGTGGCGCTGCTGGTCAACGTCGTGTGCCGAAACTATAAGGATGATCGAGTGCTCCCGCGCTTTGCGCGGTATCTTGCCGATCACAACGGCTGGACGTTGACCGCAGCTCCGGATCTGACCACTGAGGTCATCTATCTGATGGGCTACTTTGAGACGCAGTTGTTCTCGACGTGGCCCATCAGGACGCCGGTCGCCTGCTACTTTACTCACCGCGAGGAGGAGCCGCCGGGGAACGACAAGGCGGTGCTCTATGACCGGGTAGCGCAGTCCGTCCAGTTGCGTGTGGCGATGTCGAAACTGTACGCGGGGCCGCTGAGCCAGTATGGCCCAACCGTTCAGCCGCCCTTGCCGCTGGAGCGCGACCGGTTCACTATCGCGGGCGACCAGAAACACCGGCGGCCCGTCGTAGGGTTCAGCGGGTACACATACAAGAATCACCGCAAGGGGGACGACTTGGTGGGCGGCATTGTCAAGTCGCCCATCGGGCAGCGCGTGGAGTGGCGCGCGAGCGGGCGCGGGTGGCCGGTTCAGACGAAAGGTTACTCGTGGGCCGATATGCCCCAGTTCTACCAGGGCCTGGACGTGCTGGTGTGCCCTAGCCGTGTGGAGGGCGGGCCGATGCCGGTACTGGAGGCGCTGGCGTGCGGCGTGCGGGTGGTGATCCCCCGGCACGTGGGGATTCTGGACGAGCTGCCGGACGCGCTGGGGATCCACCGCTACACACGCGGAAACCTGGCGGGCTTGATCGCGGCGCTCGAATCTGCCCTGGCGCAGCCGTTCGACCGGGAGGCGCTGCGAGCCGCGACCGCGCCCTACACGGTGCAGGCGTTTTGCGAGGCCAACGCGCAGGCCGTCGAGGGCATGGTCGGCGGGCTGGACGCGGGGATCTCGGAGCAGCCGACAGTGGAGGTGGCCGAGGTGCGCATCAAATCAGAGTCGCCGCGCAACTGCGGCACGGGCAAAACGCGGGGCATTTACTGTGTGGCATTCGGGGACCCGGCCAGGGCATGCGCGTTGCGGATGATGAACAGCGCCAAGAAATACATGCCCGATATCCCGATCGCGTTGTGCTCTTCGAAGCGGATCGGGCCGGAGGACGTGTTGCTGGTGCAACCCGACAGCGACGTGGGCGGCCGGCGGGCCAAACTGCGCGCCTATGCGCTTGCGCCGGCAGAGTGGCAAGCGGTGTTGTACCTCGATGCGGACACTGAGATCGTCGCGCCGGTATACCCGTTCTTTCAATGGATCGAAGACGGGTGGGAGCTGGTGATCTGCCGCGACGTGGGCGAGACGCTGCACTCGTTTCAACGAAAGAACAACCTGATTGAGTTGAACCAGTTGCAGGCGGTGGTCGGCACGTTGTATGCGCTGCAATTCAATGGCGGGGTGTGGGCCTTTCGGCGGTGCGCAGCGGTACAGGCTTTCATGGAACGCTGGCGGCGCGAGTGGGAAGTGCACGCGCAGCGGGACCAGGGCGCATTGATTCGTGCATTGTATGCCGACCCGCTCAAGATTTTCGTGCTGGGCAATGAGTGGAACTGCTTTCCCAAGTACACGCCAGGGGTCGAGTGTGCGGGGGTGATGCACTATCCTGGCGATGCGCGCCGGTGGGAGGGCAAGTTGCCTGGACGGATTGACAGC